CCACAACTCCGGGTTGCCCTGAAGCAACTCGGTCATTGCGTTCAACGACTCCTGCCGCTTGGTCATGTAGCTCGGACCCGTGGTGACACAGACATCGTACTTGCCGACCCCGAGGTTGTACACCTTCTGAATCACGATGCCCTGTTCGTTCACGATCTTCTTGACGGGTTCCGGCTGGTCAGGGTTTACCCTAGCCATGTCCGAGGTGCCGTCTTCACCGATGATCCGGGCGATGCGCTCGGTGTCGTAAATCTTCGGGATCAGGTCCACCAGTTGCCGGGTGACGCAACGCACCGCACGGGCGAGGTTGTCAACGTAGTGGTACGTGCCGGTATCGGCCTGACGCTCACGGGCAAGGATCGCCTTGCCACTGCGCTCGTTGGAGGTGGCACCCAGACTGCTGTCGTACTGCCCGGTGGCACCCTTGATGTCGTCGGACGCGCCCATCTTGGCCTGAATCAGCCCGTTCTGGGCCATCGGGGGCTGTGACCGCTGGGGTAGTGGCAGGGTGGCCCCCTGACCGTCTGTAACGTCTGGATTGACCTCCAGATAGGGCCAATTGGTCGTGTTGGCAGTCTTCCACTGGTTCTCGTAGCCCTCGAACTGCCCACCGTACCCGATAAACGGTGCCTTGGGTGCCAGCGCCAGCATCTCTGCCTCCTGAGAGGTCCAGTAGTTGTACATGCGCTGGGCATCCTTGGCGTTGCGGACGATGCCCGAGAGGTACAGCCGCCCGTCCACCTCGAACTCGTTGCCGATCACCCGCACCACGGGGATGTGCGAGCCTGCCCAGTCGTTGCGCTCCAGCACCTCGAACCCGTTGATCTTGCAGTATTTGACCTGCTTGATGTCCACCTCGCGGGACCGGATGGGCTTCATGCCCAGCGCCACCATCTGCTTGTCTTCGGGCGATCCTGACAGTGCGCTGATGTTGCCGTAGTACAGGTTCAGGGTCTTCTTGGTGTGTTCGATGTAGTAGTAGTCAGCGACCCGGACCGTTTCGTCGTTGACCCACTGTGAAACCGACTGGTCCCCGACACCCTGGTCCTGAAGCGACGAGATGGGCTGCGCGTTGGGGAACTGACGCTCGTACTCGTCGACGGGGATGTCCTCCGTGATGAAGCACCACTGCGCGTCCGAGCCGCACGGGTCCTGGATCATCGGGTCCATATAGACGCTGAACGAGTTCCGCACCCGTCCGATCTTGATGTCCTGATCAAACGATGTCGGGTCGGTGTACTCGGTCAGGATGCGGATGTAGCCCTCGCCGTAGGCGACTTGATTCTCGCAGGCTGTGTCGTACGCCACATCAGCATCGCTGATGTACTCGATGTGCCGCACGATGCCGTCGAAAATCTCAGCGACCTCAACGTCACCCTTGTCGTCGGCGGGTATGACCTTGCCGCTGGGACGGTTCTGACGCTGGTCGTTGGTGACTTGGCGAACGTGCTGCGGCAGCTTGTTGATCGTCAGCGTCGGTCGAGCGTTGATGCTCTGGCCCTGGACCGAGCCACGGGTCGCCAGCACATCGGCAGGCCACTGCCAGTGATTGTCCGGGGAGCCTGCATAGAACCGCAGATCGTCAATCTCGTCCTCACGGGTCTCCGACCACGCTGAGATTGCCAGCGTCATCCGATCACGAGCGGCAGCAAGGAGGTCTTTGTCTTTCTCAGCCATCAGTGACCCATCCATGACGATGCAACCATTGGTCCCCGATGCCCTGCGTAGACCTTGGGACGGGGTGTATCGAGCGGAGTATAGTCCTTTCTGGCGACAGGGAAAGCAAAAGTTACAGCAATCGCGTCCCCGATGTCAGGACTAGGTAAGCCTCGTGCCTTCATGTCCTTTTTCGACTCCAACTGGATGGCACCGGATGAGGTGAACATCACCCGGACCCCTGTCAGGTCGGCCATCAGGCGCTTATTCTCCTCAATCGCGGCAGTTTTGAGCCAGTCGCGCATGGCGCACCATATTTCAGCCCTTTTGTTCAAGTGCGCCTTCGGATTCTTGGGTTTCCACCCGAAATTCACCCCCCGGACCTTGTAACGCTGCTCGATCAGCCTGTCATAGATGCCAGCGCCCACTCCACCCTCGTCGATACAGGTCATCTGGGGCTTGTAACGCTCGATGGCGTCGATGATATTGCCCACGGAGCGCATCGTATCGTCCCCGGAGTGCCGTTCTATCGCCACGATGTCGCGCCCCTGACGCACCACGATCACCGTGCTGTCCGAGCCGCTGCGTGCCGGGTCGATCCCCATGATGATGGGCGCTGACGGGTCGTTGTGCGCCTTACGGGTGAACGCCTGCATGACCAGCGTGGGCGAGATGAAGCTGCCCTCGTCGTCCAGCGGGAACTGACCGTACACCTCAACCCGTGCCTGGTACGAGTCCTCACCGAACTCAGCGATGATCTGCTCGTACATCGCCTTGTCGGTGCCCTCCACGCTCCTCGCGTCGATGTTGTCCGTGGTCCAGAAGTCCCGCTTCTTGCCAAAGCACTCGAAAAAGTACCCCGTGTTGCGCCGGGGGTTGCTGAACGCGAACCAGAACCGATTCGGCGTGTTCTCCGTGAAAAAGCCCCCCGCAACCGACCAGATGCCATCCGGGATCGACGCCGCCTCGTCAAATATGACGCACATCCCGAGCATGTTGTGCGGCCCCGCGTACCCGTCCGGGTTCTCCGCCGACCACAGTTTGCCCTCTGCGGACCAGTACCGGGTGCCGATCTTGAGGTCACGCTCCACGATCTCGGTCAACCACGCTGCCGGGACCACCTTGGTGGCCGATGGCTCCCACCAGTGCGAGTTCGACGCCATCGTGGACCACTTCATCAACTCGGCCCATGTGACCGACCGTAGTTGGTTCTCGCTGTTGGCGCTGACGATCACGCTGGAGCCGATTCTCGTGGACAGCATCCACAGGATGATCCACCCCACCAGTGCGGACTTCCCAATTCCACGGCCCGAGGCTATCGCAAGCCTCATGGCGTTGAAGTCCACCTTGCCGTGGTTCGACGCCACATGCCGCCCAATCTGCACCAGCACCTTCTGCTGCCACTCACGGGGTCCGGTGAAGTGCTCCAGCGGTGTCCCCTGCACGCCCCAGGGGAACACGGACATGACGAAGATCAACGGGTTGTTGCAGTACAGGGGCGATGTGATCTGCTCGAGCAGCTCCTGCTCCTGCTGCGGGGTCGATACCAGTGACTTAGCCATCAGGGTGCATCCTCGTCATCAAGGTCGGTGGGGTCGAGGGTGGGGTCGGTCGGTTGGTACGGATTGTCCACCTTGATCGTCGCATCCACGGGTGGCAGGAGGTTGTTGAGCCTCTCCACCATCGCAATCCCCTGCTGCTCCCTGTCCTTCATCAACCCGACCAGCGAGATGCTCTGGTGGCCCGTCACATCCACCTTGGTCGTGGTCGTGAACCGGTCCTTGGCGTTGAACCCCATCATGAGCTTGCGTGCGTCCACCCGCAGCTTGGACCGCGCAACGTCCTCCATCGGGTCGTCCTTGCCATCGGCTATCGGGATGAGGTCGTTGCTGATCAACTCCATCGCCACCTCATGGGAGCGCAGGTACGCACGATACCTCTGCGGGTCGTCCATGATCCACCTCATGAACCGGCCAGCGGACAGGGAGCGGTGGTCGCTCTGGAGGAACTTGACGATGCTCGTGCCATCAGCGAGTGCTTCCATCGCTGGGTCGAATATCTTCTCGAACGTGTCCAGCATGTCCTGCTTGCGTAGGAGTGCCAGTTCCAACTGGGATGGGGGCTTGAGTGGAGGGGATGGGTCAGGCAGGGGGTCAGGGGTGAGTGCCTGTAACCATTGGGGAGTGGTGGTGGGTGCCTGCTGGGTCATGAGGATGCTTTCGCCAGTGCCCGAGCGTCCTCCAAGGCGTTGTGAGGAATGACTGATGTTGTAGATGTATCAGGGAGGTCACGAGTTACTGTAAAAGTCATGGTGTCTGGGCCAATACGGTCGCCGGGACGGTACTCAAGGAAATTGCAGAAATGTGCGATGTCTCCCGGCCAGTCAGAGATGATGTGAACACTGTCAAAACCAGCAAGGAATTGGGATAACGATTCTCGCAGTTCGGAATCACGTTGAGGGTCTTTACCAAGGTGGGGTATCACATGCTCTCCAACCCACCAACCAGGGTCATCGCAAAACCGAACCCCATACCACTCCCGACCATCCTGAGCAACAAGTGCCAGCGAAATCAACTGACCCTTGTATTCATTGAACTCTGTATCTATCCACATGCATGTCATTGAGATGTCCTTTATTTAGCAGTCTGCTGGGTCATACCACGATATTACACGGGTCTGTGCTTCTTGTGGGG